CGCTTTAGCAGCAGGTTGGAACGCACCTTGAAAGAATGGATTACCACCCAAGAAACCACCAGAAACTGTGTTTTGCAGTTGATTCTGAGCAGACTGAAGCAGAGGGTTACCTAAAGAAGCACGAGCCTCTAAAGCCTGTAATCCTGTTTGAGTGGTAGTAGATGGGCTAACATAGGTTGGGCCACCATAGTATTGTGGGCCACCGCCCTGATACAACTGTTGTGCTTGCTGTAATCCATAACCTAGATAAGGTTGGATTGTTGGGTCAATTTGTGATGTGGTAGTTGTAGCCATCTTTACTCCTAGAGTTTCGGATTCCAAGATGGGTCATCCACGGAATCCATTATACATAAATTATTAAAATCAACCAATAATTGCATATCTATACTTCTTATTAGCTGTTGAATTGGCAAAGTGGGTAATCGTAGCCGTACCCTGTCCTTGGGAACTAGCGTAAATACTGTAGTAATTAGATGTTCCAGAGCCATTCGTAGATACTAAATTCATGGTCACAATAGCTGATGGCGTACTAGGTCTAGTTGGACTTGTTCCTGCACTTCCTGCTTTTATCGTGCAGTCAAGATTGGACGCTCTCCACACAATCTGAACATAGTCATTAGCTGCCAAGCTAATATAGTAATTCATAGACGCAATCACATGATATGGGTCTGTTGAGTTCTTTCTTGGGGCTAAACCAAATATGCTGTTTGAACCAGCTACATTTGTTCCATTCTTTCTAAACCAAACGTCAATGTCTTCTGTGCTATTAGCTAAATTACTAAGTTGTAATGAAAACTGAATGTTGTACAGACCTGCATTTGCTACATTTAGCCTAGAACTGTTCGACAAAGTAACGCCATTGCTAAAGTCAGTTGTATTGTAGGTAATGGGATACGCTACAGTTATGTCGGCTACAGACTGAGTTGTAGAGTCTTGAAAAGCCCCATAGGGCGCAGAATCAGCAAAAGCAGCACTAGAGATAGGAACAAACAAGATTACGCTGTCTGGGCCTATCCTTCGGTCTGTCAAAGTGGTAGTAGTTGACCCACCAGTTGCCAAAGTCAAAGTTCCTGTGTTATTGGTTTTTCCATCCATGATGCCACGGACAACTTCAGCCACAGCCCTCTGGTCACCACCAAAAGCAGGTAGGCTTCTAAACATCAGCGAACCCCTTGTGGAGTTACATCCACATCCACAGAGATAGCGTTATTCCAGTTAGCACCTGTAGGGGTCACTTTTAGTCTGTGATACCTACCTGCGCTTCTAAGCGATACCCTATTTTCTGTACTAGCCGCCACCGCAGTATTAAAACTTACGCCTTGGTTTAAAAGGGTACGAGAAGCAATAGCTACAGTTGCAGAGCCATTGTCAACAATAGGTCTAGCTAAAGTCACCACGGAATTAGCACCAATGTCTAAGTCACCAGTAGAGATTACAGCAGTTTGACTAGCACCTGTATAAGTCATCACACGAGTGGCTAAAGTTCCACCTAAGAAATACTTACCACCAACAAACAACTGAGAGTCTAAACTTGTTGTTAAGGCATCAATAGAAGCAGAAAGTGTGTCTAATTGCTCAAGCGTTGCAGATGATGTAGAGGCTTCTGCTAGGTAATCTGTACCAGCATCCCCATAAGTCCATTTCTGAGTCTTAAAGTTATAAATAATTACGCTTCTATTTCCATTAACAGTTTTGTAATTCCATATTACAAGTTTGCGAATTGGGTCAACAGCCGCAGACATGGTTTTATAGTCAGCTTCCGAGGCATCTTGCAAGAAGAATCTATCTATTTTTTCCGCACCAATAGCTGTGACATTTTGTCCGTCACACAAATAGAAGCCATCGTCAGACAAGAAGAAAGTAACGCCTTGGTATTGAGCAATTGAGCCAGCTACCATGCACCCTTTACCACGAGAGATATTGTCAAACTGGAATATAAACGGAGTACCAACATAGGTCATTCTGTGAATTGCTCGCTCTAAAAGAACAAGACCAAACTCACCACCACGGATTCCTACAATCTGTCCACCATCAGGAATATCCTGATAGTCCGACTGAGTGTTTACGTTCTCTGTCCAATCTGTTTCATCATTGATTGCAGACCAGCGAACACGATATTGTTGCTGAGTAGTTTCAAAAGTATTCGCACAAACAACAAAGTCACGCACCACAGTAATAAACTTAGCAATAGGCGCAGTAGCCGACAAATCAGCAAACGATGTAGATGTTCCCAACGTCCAAGCCTGTAGTTTCTCAGCGTTATTGCAGGAAATCACAACCTTGCCAAACTGAGTAAAACGAACCCTATCATTAGCACCAGTTGTCATTCCTGTTTTAACTTGTGTAATCCCACCAACGCCACTAACTGAGTAAATCTTAGATGCGCCAGCAGCAAACAAAGCAGTATTTCCATCAGGTTGCTTGGCAGCATAAAGAGAAGTTAAATCCTCGGCAGCGTTACTTGTGGAGAACGTCACAGGAGTGGGAAATGGGCCATACCCAATGGCTTGAGAAACCACGTTCTTAGCGTCAGTCAAAGCACCTGACACGCTAGGTTGGTCAGGCATCCACTCACCAAAAGTTAGTTTTGTCGTAGCCATGTGTTACTTCCTTGAGCCTGTATTGTCCATGTATTATCGTTAGCCGATACTGGAGTCCATGTGTTTGTGTCGCCAGAAACAGCAGTCCAAGTATTGCTATCGGTAGAAACTGGTGTCCAAGTGTTATTGTCTTGTGGTACTGGAGTCCAGTTATCACCTAAGATAACGCCATACGCAGTAATTGTAGCTAGACCTGATACCGAGGCTACCCCTGCATAAATTGCAGACGCATTAGCGACAACATTAGCATTTGCTTCTATGTTGGCAACTGCGCCAACAACCAAACCACCATTAGCCGTTACAGTCGTTGTAGTATCAATAGAACCACTTGCTAGTTGTACTCTGATAGCATCAGCAACTACAGTCGCATTGGCAGTTATTGAGGCTACTGCATTAGCTACGATTCCACCAAGAGCCGTAACATCTGCGTTACCAGTAATAGCACCACTTGCAAACTGGACACGAGTGCCATTGGCTATTACATCTGCATTAGCGGTAATACTTCCATTAGCAAACTGAACACGAGTAGCGTTAGCGGTTACTGTCGATGTTGTATCTATTGCACCAGAGCCAAACTGCACCCTAGTTGCATCACAAGAAGCACTAGCATTAGCCGTAATGCTTGCACTAGCTAACTGAACCCTTACTGCATCAGCCGTAACAGACGCTGTTGCATTTACTGCCCCACTACCACTCTGAACCCTTGTGCCGTTAGCTACAACGCTTGCAGACGCAGTTACAGACCCATAGGCATCCCATAGGGTTACTGAGGTTGTATAAAGTGGACTATCGAGTGTGAGTGTTAAGTCATCAATGCTAGACTTTAGATTGTCTAGCGAGTCAATCGTCCACGGAGGCAGTAAGTCAGCCATCTCACGCTAAAGTAACGCTCAATGAACCAGAGGCGACACGAAACACATCACCAGTAGCAATCGTCTTAGAAGCATCTAGTGGTGTGTGATATAGCAAGTTACCAACTGTCAAAGCATCACGGATTCCAATGTGTGTGATTGTTCCCCATGCACCGCCAGCTTGAGGAAACTCAATAGCAGCAGAGTTTGTAGAAACACCATTGCTAGGCGCACCAAAAGTAATAGACTGACGAGCATAGCTAGTACCAGAACACTCAGTTCCAGTATCAGCGTCTGTTGGGTCAGTCGTATAAAGTGCCAAGTACACAGTCGTAGGTGCTGTGTAAGCAGTTGCTCTCAACGTCACATTGATAAGAGCATTTTCTAAGTAATTGGACATTTCAGCCATGATTTCACCTTGCAGTTAATTTGATTGACAGGGGTACACCAGAATACTGAGTGTTTTCATCAGACCTAGTGAGAGAAGAAATTGCTCGGTCATACATAGAACCCCATGTATTGATTCGAGCGTCATTCATTAAGTAAGGTTCTGCCTCAACCAATGCACCATACAGCAAGCCATCAGGTGCAGTAGTCAGAAATACGTTAGATGTATTACTGACAGACAGATACGCTGGCGCAGAATAATAAAGCATCTTTAACGTATAAACAGCATCAGGCGCAGGTGCTAATTGAAACTCACTAGCAAGAATTGTGTAAGACCTTGGAACACCAACTTCTGATGTTCTTGGGTCATTAGACAACGATGATGGGCTAGAGTAACTCAATGGCTGGATAGGGTTAGTCATCACCACAAAGTCACGAATCTCTAAGAAGTCGCTAGGAACTTCAACAGTTGAATCTGCTTTTACAGTTGACGTAGTTACAGACTTGAGCATCTGGCGAATACGCAACTCTCTACGCAAACGATTCTCAGCCAAAGTAATAAAGTCTGGGATAACGCTAGTCAGGTCAGACCGAGCCAAATAATTGGCTATTGAAGTCTGTAAATCAGAGTAGGTAGCAAAACTCATACAACTCCTGTCCGAGTTCTAAAAACTCTGTTATCACGCTCGTTTAGCCATGCCTTGAATCGCTTTTCATCAATCACATCAAAGCCACGCATAACTCCCTGTTTATTGAGTTCGTCAATAACTGTAAATGGAATAGACGCTATCTTATTGCCAAACAACTCATCTGACCATTTAGCACGTTCATCAAAGGAGTTATATTCCTTTTTGTTCTGCTCAATGATTCCTGTAATGTCTTGTTTAGTCTCAATAACAATACCGCCCTCGCCATCAGCATGGACTACAGAATCTCTAAATTTAACAGGGTTTTGCATACACTAATTCTATCAGTTTTGCTAGAAAAAGAAATGCCCCAGAGGGTTAGTCTGAGGCATTTTGAGAGTCACCTAACGATTATGACAAGTCAGCAATGATGCCGTGTGCAGCTTCGTTCTTAACTTCCAATGTGAACTCAGCCAACAACTGTGTAGACTCGTTGTCACCAGTAACAGCCAACTCATTGGTCTGGAAAGGACGCAGATAAGCTACAGCAGCCATGTCAGGGTCAAGCACAAATGCAACATCATCAGCAGAGTTAGTGCTGTTCATAAAACGTGAGGGAACCACGCTCAGAGTGCCGAAATCTGACAGGTATACGTCTGCGGCCCCGATGATAGTGGTAGGGGCATTAGTAGGGGCCATGTAACGCTGAGCAGCAATACCAGCAAAAGCAGATACTGTTTGCTTGTGAGCAGGAGTAACCATCAAGATTTTAGGATTGCCACCTGCGGTATAAACGCTCTTAACAACAGTTTGCAAAATTGCTTCTGTGAAAGTGCGGTTAGTGCCGTTTGTACGAGCAGTTGTGCCAGATGCACCAGCAACGCCAGAAGTACCACCAG